TATTAATACTAAATTCGGATAATTTTCCAACTACTATGACATATATACCTTCCTATATTTCTATAGCCATTTTCAATTCAATAAACTTTCTTCCTAACATAGAAAAAGATGACGTTTATGATGAAGTCAATAAATTATTACAATCTACTTATGTATTTTTGAGTTGCTAATTTGTTACGAAACTTTCATTTATTAATGTTGTAATATAGTCGTATTTTGGGGCCTGATCATATTTTAGTCGTCTTACATAGTTGAACAGTTTTTCGATTAAACTATAATTTATAGTTTTATTATTAAGTATACTATTAGTGTTATCCTGTAAAAATATTAGTAAACTAGCTATATTTTTCTTCTCATGTGCGTTTAATTTGTCATAGCTAACATAATTAGCATTGTTTATTAATAAGTAAAATAAAATAAATAATAATGCTTCTATATCGTCTCTACGAGAGGGCTCTATTAAATTTAAAATATTTAAACTTGAAAAATTTATAGATCCTATTACTGATTTTATTTGTGTTTCTTTATTGTGAATGTTGTTGTGCCTATATATTTTAGAAATGCCAAAATCTATTAAATATAACTTATAATTATTATCCAAACACACATTGGTGGGTTTTAGATCTCTATGTACTATATTATTTTCGTGAAGAGATTTAATTATTATTAATAAATCTTTTATAATGCATATAGTTCTCTCGTAATAGCTTTCACTGTTATAGCATTTTAATTTATAATCTACTAAATTCATAGCATATAAATCTAATACCATACATAGTTCATTATTGTACTCAAATACATCATGTAGTGTTGAAATATTGGCAATTGATCGCAGTTGTTTATATATTTGTATTTCATATTTTATTAAGTCTTTAGGTCCATATTTAAGTGCATAAAATTTGTCATTATATGCTACTTTTAAAACTACTCCAAATTCCCCATTGGATATATTTGAAACTATTTTATACTTATTTAACAACATATAAGACTAACTAAAATATTAGACTTGTTTATTATTATATTTTTATGTTTATGTTTAGATAAAAATATTATTATTCTATGCTTTCCTCTTTTGTTTTAAGTTCTTTTTCCATGCTTTTTTCTTTAAGTTCTTTTTCTTTAAGTTCTTTTTCTTTAAGTTCTTTTTCTTTAAGTTCTTTTTCTTTAAGTTCTTTTTCCATGCTTTCTGTTTTAAGTTCTTTAAGTTCTTTTTCTTTAAGTTCTTTTTCTTTAAGTTCTTCTTCTTTAAGTTCTTTTTCTTTAAGTTCTTTTTCTTTAAGTTCTTTTTCTTTAAGTTCTTTTTCTTTAAGTTCTTTTTCTTTAAGTTCTTTTTCTATTGGTTCTTCTTTAAGTTCTTTTTCCATGCTTTCTTCTTCAAGTTCTTTTTCCATGCTTTCTTCTTCAAGTTCTTCATTTTGCCCTTTATAATAATTATTTTTAATTACATTTAATTTAATATTACCTAGTTGCAGTATTTGCATACATATATAAGGTAACGTTGAAATCACATTTATATAGGTATTATAAGTATTCAAAAAAACTAATGAATGCTTTTCTAAAAATTTAATGCTATAAAACCAATAAGGCGGTATTACAAGGACTTGTCCTAACCCTAAAGTTAGTCTCAAAAATTTGATTTTGTTGAAATCATTCTTATAAATGCTTTCTACATTATAAATATCTATTTGCGAGTAAAACTCCATGGTTTCATAATTCTTTTTAACATGCAAATTTTTATAATATTTTGGTGGACACAATGTGACCTCTATTAGTCCGCTTGATACATATAATAAATTGCGATTGTGTATGCTGTATTTTAATCTTGTATTATTATTTTTTGCCCCCATAATAATGTCATAATTTTTGTTACATACATTAGGTGGTCTAAAAAATATATCATTATTGCGCAATATTTTGTCGATTACTGTTTCTTGTAAAAATTCCTCATTATTGTAACTCAAATAATTTGTAGTGTTATTATTACTTATAATATTGTAATAATCCCGCAAATTTATCTTGCATAAATTAGTGCTGTTATTGTTATATATATTTACATTAAATAATGAATAATTAGGATCTGATTGTTTTATGTTAATATTTTTGGCTAAATAATAATTATTTAATAGCAAAGGCTGTTTAAAATTTATTACATCTTCCAATTTTTCTTTTGATAGGTTTTCCATCTCATACAATTCTAAATAATTGCTTGTTTTATTATGTTTATATATATGTATGTATATAAACAACACAACACAACATATTAATAAATTTATTATTATTAGCATTACTATTATTGATTAATTACATATTATTTATTTTATTTTAACATAAATAAATAATATTTCTTGATTTTTCATTATGGCTTGGTTTCTTATATTGCGGGCTCTGTAGGTAGTGGCTCTGTAGGTACATGCTCTGTAGATAATGGCTCTGTAGATAGTGTCTCTGTAGGTACATGCTCTGTAGGCACATGCTCTGTAGATACATGCTCGCTAGATACATGCTCTTCTGTAGGTACTGGCTCCTCAGGTACTGGCTCCTCGGTTTGTGGCGCTTCTTGCACTGGCGCTTCTTGCACTGGCGCTTCTTGCACTGGCGCTTCCACGTTAATTGTTGTTTCATCGTTTGTAATTATTTCATGAATACTAATATTCGAATTAGCAGGTGTTATGTTTAATAAATCTTCTATTTGCTCTTCACTTAATAATAACTCATTATTGTTGAAATCAATATTTAATTTCTTAATTTCATCTAAATCAGTGTTTTCCTCATACTCATTACAATCGCCACAATCACCACAATCTAGACCGTCAGCATTAAAAGCAAAAGGCTTTAACTCCCCAGAATTAAACAATGATCCGTTTAATAGAGATTGTAGCATAATATTGCTACTATTAGTATGCTTTTTACTATGTAATAATGCAACATCTTCTTCGATAGCCTTTGCTTTTGTGCTATTATAATTACACTGCTCGTATAGCTTATTAACACTATTTGACATTTCTAAAGACATAGTTTGAGATTTGATCACTAGTAGTTTTAACTCGTTAAATTCTCTCAATATATTATCAAAATTATTCATTTTTTCACAATTTTGTCCTAGTTTATCATTTAATAAATTATTATTACTTGTTATTTGATTTTGAATATTACTATTAATATATTTCATTATATTTGTGTTGTCTTCCTTAATATTATTTATTAATTCTCTAATTGCTACCTTAAACTCATCTATTTTATTATTTTGCAATTCTATTTTTTGTTCTAAATGCTTCTCAAACATTTGTAATTTTTCCTCATACAAAGACAGGCTTTGGCTTTGATTATTAGATGTCCCATTTTTAGAAGGTAACATACTATCAAATTTATCATCTATAAACTTCGACAACGCATCTTCATCTGTAAAATCCATAACTAATGTCTCTAATTCTTTTAATTTTATATCATGAATTTGTAATATTTGTAAAGGCGTTAATGTTTGATTTTGGCCTTGGCCTTGATCTCTTGGACTAGCCACTTGACCTGGTCTAGTGGCCGCATTTATTGTATTAGCAGGTGGAATATTACTAGTCGGCGCTACTGGGGTTTCATTTGTTGCTCGCCTTCTTCGCGCGGATGCTAAAGCGGATGTTGACATATTTACAATATAGTAATGTCTATTTTTTAAACCATATTATTATTATATTATTTAATAATAATATAAGTTATTTGGTTGTGTAATAGCTATTTTGCTATTACGGTTTCATAATATATTTAATAGCATCGTGATGCTTATAATTAGTAACAACAAAATCGGTTTCTACATAATCTTCAATATTCAAACGTTTATTTATAATTTCTAAAGTTGGAAATTCAAAAGGCTCGCGCTGTAGCTGTATTTTAATGTTGTCAATATGCTCCTCGTATATATGGCAATTACCCTTATAATATAAAAATTCATAAGGCTCTAGATCACAATGCTTTGCTAATAAGTGAGTTAAAAAACAATATGATGCAATATTGAAACATGTTCCACATGCCTCATCGTTGGAGCGCTGATACATGGCACAGCTTAATTTATTATTATTTGTTACATTAAATTGCATAAAAATATGACATGGCGGTAATGCCATAATATCAAGTTGGCACGGGTTCCATGCAGTAATAATCATTCTTCGCGAATTCCGTTTTTCTGGATCTTTTAAACACTCAATAACCTCTTTTAGCTGGTCAATACCCTTATTGCTATAGTCGCTATTACAATCAATATATTTTGCATTGTAATGACGCCATTGAAAGCCGTAAATCGGACCCAAATCGTCTTCCATAAACTTACTTAGTCCGCGACCATCTAAAAATTGACGTGACCCGTTTTCATCCCATATATGGACATTTTTCTCCTTTAAATGCTTGTTGTTTGTATCTCCTTTAATAAACCATAATAATTCACGTAAACATGTTTTCCATGCTACCTTTTTTGTGGTCATAATAGGAATTTTATTATGCTCTAATGTGAAATGCATTGTAGAACCGAAAATAGATAAAGTTTTCCCGTTTCTACCTTCTTGATTGTTGTGCGTTGCTAATATATCATCTAATAAATTTAAATATTGATTTTCTTCATTATATTTGTTATGTCTATACTTATTTGCCTCACAACACCGTTTCAACATTTAATTATTATTTAAATTATATTACATATTATTACATATTATTTAAATAATATTAATTTATTAATTTATTAATTTATTAATTTATTTAATAAATCAGCTTTTTCATTTTTTATAGTTTCAAAGTAATAAAGTAACCCACTATAGGTTACTGTCATAGAAAAGAGAGATATGTTATATTCATTACGTGTTAATTGTAACGTATTGGTATATACTTTAAAAATATCATTAATATATACATTAATATATGCATAAGCCATAAATAACAATGCCGAAATTAGCAAAGCATAATTGGATTTTTTGGAAGTTTTTATATATTTTTTAACATATAATAATGCCATTATTGATAATAATAAATGAATAACACAACTTACTAATGCATAAAGAAACGCTATATTTTCTCCGCTAAAATTTATATATTTCTTAAAAAAATCTAATACATAAGGGGCATATTTTTTATAATGTTGTTCCCTTGATATTATATTGAATTTTTTTATTAGTACTAATGATGCGACAAATAATATTGATATAACTAACCCAAAACAAAAATATATTATAAAATCATAAATATTATCATCGTAGCAATTTATATATAATAATGATATAATAAATATTGTTACAACTTGTATACATAACAATTTGTGAGCTTCTATAATTAATTGAATATATGAATATGTTTCTTTCTCTTCTTTCGCTTCTTTCTCTTCTTTCTCTTCTATTTCTTTTGCTTCTTTCTCTTCTTTTGCTTCTTTTGCTTCTTTCTCTTCTATTTCTTTTGTTAAGTCTTCTTTCGCTTCTTTCTCTTCTTTCTCTTCTATTTCTTTTGTTATGTCTTCTTTAATTGTTTCCATTTAAAAAGTTAATATAATATATTTAATATAATATATTTAATATATTAAACAATATAAGTTTTAACTAAATTAACATTATTATATGTGAAAATAAAGCGTGCTAATTGTTATTATTAACAACAACAACAATAAAATTTTTACAATATATATATAATTTGTAAATATAACATAATATAAAAACCAACTATCTACGCTATTATCTAATCTAAATAGTGTTATTAAAAAATTAGTAATAGTTAAAATAAAAACATTAGCAAACCACGAATTTTTATTATTTGTTTTAGGAAACAACTGAATAATGAGCGGATATTTATAAGTGAATTTGTTTGGTAAGTTTCCTATATATGTAATATCTATATGGCCTTTATTAAAATTAGATAAGCTAATGTCTTCTATTAACTTACTTCTTGCACCATGTGAATATATAATTGCTTGAGCTGCACCAAAAAAACTATGGTCTAACTTGAAAAAATCATCATTATATTTTGAAAATAATCCAAACGAACCAAATGTGAAAATATTGAAATTTGTTGTAGCAATAAATGCATCGATTTTTTCATAAATTAATGGATCATTATTTATAACTTGTGCATCGTCTTCTAAAATAATTACATTATTGTATGGTTTTAAGTAGTTAAAAGCTGTATAATATGCATGGACTATATCATTTTTTGGACTATTAATTATTGATGGCTTGCTACACTTTTTAAATCCTTTATTATATTGAATTATTGTTTTTTTGGCAAGATTTAATAAAACAGGGTCTTCATTAAATCTGTTGTCGTCTTCCATTGCTAATACAAGAACCACATCAACATTGCTAAGAATGGGTTTTGTAGTATTATTTAATATTTTATAACTATAACAGGTCATAATAAATAGTATGTTATTTATTACAATTATTTATTTAAATTTAAATAAATAACATATTATCTTAATTATCTTAATTATCTTAATTATCTTATTTATTTAAATGTTTTATGTTATTTAGAAATAACATTATTTAGAAATAAAATTATTTTTTTTAAATTATATATATAATAATATTTATGGAGCCTATGGATAATCAAATGTTAATGACTGGTGGAAGCACTAATAGACTTAGCCCATCCGGTTTCTTCTATTATGTTTTTAACTTTGATAGTGATAACAAAGCCGTTTTATTTAATATGTTACAATATCTTATATTCTCTCTAATTCCCGTTATACTATTATTAAAATTTGTAAAAGAATATATTCCCGAAGACAATGATAAAAAGGATAATTTAGAATTATTATTTGAAATAATACTTCAATTAGGTATATTATTTATAGCAATATTTTTTATTGATAAAATTACCCGCTACTTTCCTACATACAGTAAGGTGCCTTATTCCAAATTTAATGAAATAAGTTTCATTATTCCTACATTGATCTTAATTATAACTATGCAAACAAAATTAGGAGCAAAAATTAATATTCTCTATAGTAGAGCAATGGAATTATGGAATGGTAAAAGCCCACTTGTTGGTGCAAGCAATCATGGAAATGCAAAAGTACAGCAAGGTATTGCTACACCTGGAATTCATCAAGTTAGCAGAGCGGACACACTAGACAATACTTTAATGGCTCCTCGGGCTAATCAATTGCCTGCTCAAAATAATATTTCTATGATTGATGCACTCCCTAATATGATGAATGGAGGAACTAATTATCAAGGCCAAGCCATGCAAAACGCATTTATGGAAACAATGGAGCCTATGGCTGCCAATGGTGCTTTAGGAGGTTCATTTGGATCATCGTTTTAATTCTAAAATTTTTACTTTAATACATTATAAAAATTTTAGAATTAAGTAATGTTATTTAACTATTTATTTCTTTGAATATGCTGATTTTGCTTTTACTGGTCTTGCAACTGCTATTGGACTAGCTATTGGTCTTGCAGTTGCTATTGGACTAGCTATTGGAGTTGTACTTGCTATTGGAGTTGCTGTTGCTATTGGTGTTGCTGTTTTCATAACGGATCCTAATCCTAATTTATTATTTAAAGCTGAACCAATACTTGTAATACCATTAGAATTAGAAGCCATATTAGCAAGCTTTTGATTGCCTGGGCTTTGATAGCCCATGTTATTTGGCTGCATTTGAAAGCCATACATAGCGGGGGTATTTTGCGCCATAGGACCAGGCATTTGAAAGCCGGGCATAGTTTGCGCCATAGGACCAGGCATTTGAAAGCCAG